GAAGGTGCGGGGGTCGAGTTGGCCGCGGGCGGCTTCGATTTCGTCTGGTGGGACGTTGTCGCCGTCAATCGTCGTGAATTGCCACCGCTGCCAGTCGTTGTCGCCTTCCTCGCAATAGCACCAGAGGTCATAAAACCAGCTGGCGGTGCCATCGGGGGTGGAAATGAATAGTGCCCAGCCTTGTTTGTCTGCCAAAGCGGGGCGGATCACCTCGAACCAGACCTCGGCGTCCATAAATGCGGCTTCGTCCAGCACCACGCCAGCCAAACTGCGGCCGCGTAGGGCCATGGCGTTTTCGGTGCCCTTTAATTCGATGGTGGAGCCGTTCACCAGCTCAATCTTGAGGTCCGTTTCGTTCTTGGATTTGATCCAGGCTTTCGGGACGAGGCGTTTCAGCACTTTCCAGGCAATGTCTTTTGCCATTCGGTATGTAGGGGCGGCATAGAAAAAGGTTTCGCCCGGCCTTTCGATCGCCCCACGCAATAACTCGATACATGACAGATAACTTTTGCCGAACCTTCGGCCCGCTACCAACACTCTGAAGCGTTTTCGGCTGGAAAATACTTGGCCCTGGGCGTAGCGAAGGGTGAGTGCTCCAGCAGAATCGGGCATTTTTAGCGGTAGGGGTACCTTCTAGGGTATTACAGGAATCGAACCCCTGCCCCGGTGTAGTACAGAAGAAGGAATTGAGAATGTGTCAGTAGGTTCCCTGGGTGGCGTCTCGCCCCACGCGATCGCGGACCCTGCCCCCTAGTACACGTGTATTGTGTTACAGTATGTTACGATTACTCGCGGTCTGGTGTACTACTGTGCTATAGTACATGTACGAGGGGAGCGGACCACTCGCAAAACTGAACCGCCGTGGAACGGGACACACGACACGTAGAAACCGAGTCCAACAAGGCCTGATTAAGCCTGGATGCGAGGTTGCCCCTCGCCTTTTTTGTGTCACGCCGCGAGCAGTCGTTGCACGGTGGAGCGGCTGCAGCCAAGACGGTCAGCGATGGCCTGCTGCGTCAGGCCAGCGTGGCGCCAACGTCTTGCGCGTTGCTGGCGGGACTCGCTGGCCCAAAGCAGGATCAGCACGGGGAACAGGATCAATGCCAGCAGAATTGCGGCAGTGGTGGTGATAGTTGCCATGGGTGGTGGCTGTGCGTTCTCTCGTACTGTAGCACAGCGCAGCCGCGAGATGCGGCCATACTGTAATACCCTGTAACATTAGCAGAACTTATCGCCCCAGCACAAGCAAGCGACATTCCGCCGTGGTGCGTCCGGCAGACTCGCACTGCGCCAGGCGTTTCGAGTTATCGGCACCCATAGCAAACACCGCACAAGCGGTCAGCAGAGCGGCCAGGGTTAGTAGGCGATCGGTCATGAGAAGCTAGGTTTGCTTGCCTCCCATTGTTGCACACTACCGGCCAGGCGTCAAGCTTGCCGCTTGTCTTCAACGGTGATGTTCAGCGTTGGGGCAGCGGCTGCCTGTTGTTCTATTCCAGATTCGTTAACTACCCTACCTAAACTATCAAGAATTTGCGCAGCAGTTTGCAACTGTCCTTTGCGAATAGAAGCATTAAACAATCGAACGCGCATTGTTTGCAACCTTGCGAGCATGTTTACCCTATCCCGCTCCCAGTCTTCGCTGTTCCACTTGTTTACAGCTTCCCAGTCGCGCCAGGCGGTCGCTACAGACACACCCTCACGTTCCGCGTGTTCTAGTACCAGCTGGCGAGCAGACAAGCCATCCAACTGCCTCCGATACAAGCGCTGCTGGCGTTGTTCGATGTAGGCGTTAGGGTTCCGCTTGCCGTAGGGTCGCGGTGTATTTTCTACATTCTCCGCCGACACTTCCGGCGCTTCGTTGTTAGCTTCCGGATTGTCCGACATTGTTAGATTCTGCGGCCGTTTGGTTCAATCTTAGCGCCGCCACTGCGCAACAATAAAAAAGCACCGCTTCCGCGGTGCCGTGAGCCGAGCGAGGCTCACACGCTGCGCACAACGTGCCAGATGTTGGGAGTCTCGCGGATCAGACTGTAATTGTCGCCGATCTCAAGCTCGCGCCATGCCTCGGCCCAATCGATGCACGTATGCGGCCAGGCCAACTCGCGGTTGATCGCGCCAATCTCATCAGCTAGCGTTTGAGCGTAATCCGCGCCAGCTTGAGCCTCGCTATAACCATCAGCGGTGCCGCAGTAGGCGTCACACAGATTCTCGGCACCAATGCCGTGATCGTCAAAAGCCTGGATCAGCTCAGCCGTGCCAGCTGGATCCTCGCAATCAATGCCGCGATCCTCCAGCGCTTCGGCCCAATCCTCTGACAGCCAAAAGCCGAAGCACGCGCCGTCGCCTTCTGAAGCGCCGAAGTAAAAGCCGGTAGGCGCCAGTTCGCCCAAGCGGTCAAACGCCCAAGCGGTCGCAATCTCCCAAGCATCGCAAGGTTCGGGCCCGGTAAGGTCCGAAGCGTAGGCGGCGCACTGCTGCAGATCGGAGCGGAACGGTTCCGGTACGTCTTGCCCCAAGCGGTCAAAAGAACCTAGGTAAGCATCCGCCAGATGATCGGTGCGCAACGTATCAGTGCTAACGATCCAAGGGAAGGATGCCAGCTGTTCGGGTGTGTAGCGGGCCATGGGTGAGCCTCGGTTGAACTCGCCCACAATACTACATCAGTGCCAGCTGGCAAGCCTTGCGCCTTGTGGTAGTGTTAGAGGGTAGCCTCTACCCACAAGGCAATGACCACACAATCGCGCAGCTTACGGCTAGCCGATCAGCTCAGCTCCAACCCGTGGGCCTGGCCTGGCGGTTACCCGCTTTTCGGCATTTTTAACGATGGCGGCGCTTGCTGCAGCAAGTGCGCCAGTGCTGAGCGTGAACTGATCGCCACCACGTCAGGGAATGACGGATGGGGCCTAGTGGCAATCGAGGCTAACTGGGAGGATCCCGACCTTTACTGCTCAAATTGCGGTGCCCGGATCGAATCCGCCTACGCGGAGCCCCAGGAATGAGCGGCGGCGAGTGGGTTACCCAAAAGGATCGCCAACAGCTTGCCCGTGATCAGCGCGAGCAAGAGCGGGAGATGACGCGCCAGGAGAAACGGGCACTGCGTGATCTCCGATACTGCGCCGAACGTTCCACGCTGTCCGAAATCGAGTGGCACGACCTAATGCGGCTGCATCAGCTCCACGGTAAGGAGGGAATCCGGGAACTCTGGGAGTCCGTCATCCCATACTGGAATCAATGCCAGCTGCTCAATGGTGGCGAGCCCTGCCCCAGCGATCTGGTGCCACCCGGTTTGGAATTAAACCGCGAAATTAAGTGCGAAAAAAACGCGCACGGTGGCGAGGTCCCGCATGGACCGAAGCCGCGCACAACTCCCACCACACGCAAGCCACCAGGAGCACCACGTAAACCACGCACAGACGCCGGTAAACCTCGGGCAACCTACAAACAACGCAAGCGCACCAACACAAAGTAGGCCCCAACCATGGCGGGCTAGGTATTGTCACCCAGTACGGGATCCAGGCAGACCGGGGCTGATTCCAGCCTACGGTCTGTCTTTATTTGCCGTTGCTAGTTGAGAATGAGTCGCAATAGCAATAACAGTGAGACTCACAAGACACCGCATGAGACGCCCCATGCAGCGGCCAGCATTTCGTATGGGCTCCAATCCCTCCCATACGTAACGCAGCGTTGTGTATAGGCCGCGTTCCAGTCATGAATGGGTTTTAGTCGAGGGCTTTAGCCCGAGACATGAATGGCTTTTAGTCGAGGGCCTTTAGGCCCGAGAAGTAAAGCTCCACCCTGGCCATGAATGACTTTTCAGCCTGCTCTAGCTCGGATTGGGTCATCGTGTGGATGTTGGGAGCGCCGCAGCGGCGTGCCAGCACGATGGCTGCTCCAGTTGGTTGTAAGCCGGTGAGATGCTTGAGTCCCAGGCTGTAGGCGCCACACTGGTCGATGTATGAATGGCCTTCCGGCAAGCGCTCCAGTCCTTCATCGTCGGTCTTGGTTTTGCGGCCCACGCTGGTCTTCCAGTCGGCTAGTACAAGAGTATTGTTTTTCATGCCGATTAAGGCGTCGCAGGTTCCAGCAAAACCTGCCGGGTGGTGAATGGAGAATTCGGACGCAAAAATCTCAGTGACGTTCTCGGTGATCCAGTCAGACAAACTGCGGGCATAGCCTGAAGCGCTCCAGCCAACCCGGGGGACGTTGGGGCGGACCCTCTTTAGTGCCCATTGCGTGATGGGGGCAGGGATACGCGCCAAGCCTTGGTCGTCCCAGTGAATGGAGTTTCGCTTGTTTGCAGTGGAACGTGCCAGCTGCATTGCGGTTTTGAGGAGGTATTCGGCCTGTGAATGGGCCATGTTGCCTCGGGTTGCGGCAATGTTGCGCTGGCAACTTGCTTCGACCGGTCCCAGGCGGGCTTCCCAACGTTCCAGTGCAGTGGTGTCTGATGTGGACTTTAGGATGTGTGTAACACTATGGTAAATGTTGTTATTGATGTCCCGGTAGACCCGGAAGGGGCCTGAATTGTCTTGCTCCAGTCGCCATTTACGCAGTGATGCCAGTGTGTCTTGCGTATTGGAGGCCATTTGAATAGTTTTTCCCACTCTGATAATACCACTAAAAAGCCCTGCGCAATGGCAGGGCACCGGATTCAGAACGGGATTTCTTCAAGCCAGCGGTAGGGTTCCAGCTGGTGGATGATCCACTTACACATAAAGTCGTTTTGGGTGCGACAGTCTGTATAAGAAAGTTTGTAGTGGCCGTAGAGCTTTTTTAGAAAGTCGGTGTATTCAATGGGTAGGTCTACGGATACTCTTTTTGTTGCTTGTTGTGGTTCTGGTTTAGCGGTAACGGGTGATTTACGTGTAGGTAGTTGGTAAAGGTTGCTGTCGTTTGTTCGGCTTTCGGCGTAGCGGGCTTCGTAGTATTTGAGACTGATGCGCCAGTCGTCAGACCTAGTGGGATCAGGGATGCAAGCCATTTCGACTTCCTCGCCTTGCCTTAATCGTTCCAGTTCGTCTTTAATTAGCGTGGCGAATCGTTGGTCTAGGCGGCATACCGGGATGTATGGCCGGTGGTGCAATGTGTAAAACATTCCACCATTGCTAGTTAGGCGCTCGGTGACTTCGTTGAATACGAGCCACGTGGTGCCTTCGGGAACTGCTGTCATCTGCTGTCTGCTGTCTGTTGTGTGGGTAATGGCGGCCTTACTGGCTGTGCCATGCCGCCAAAATTAACCGGCCTTGAAGGGGTTACCGCCGGTCAGAAGGCGGGTGATGTCGAAGCCTTCGGATTTGGCTTCGATCCAGGCGGCGTCGATGTGCTCTTGGCTGCCCTTTTTGCGGGGGACTGGGCGGACGGTGTACTCAGTGGTAAGGCCGCTGCCCTTTTTGCTGATCGTAAAGTCCCACTCCAGCAGTTCGGTGTAATCCTCCATTTGGGAGATCTGGTCGATCTCTTTGAGGATGGACTTTTGGGTGATTTGCAGGACTTGAACTTTGCCGGACTCGTAGTTGTAGACCGGGCAGGCGATGGCAAACTTCACGTCTGCGGTTCCGGGGCCGCCGCGTCCTTCGCGGGGCTCGAAATCGCCCATTTCGGCGACCACGTCGTCATAGGTGGGCTCGAAGTCGAAGCGGAAGGGCTTGTTGGTGCCGCTGGCGGCGCCCCAGCACTCGTAAAACTCCAGGGGTTCGTCGGTGAGCAGGGCGAATCGGACGGAGCCGCCATCGGGAAGCTTGGAGAGGGACAGATAGCCGCCGCCGGTGCTGTTGCTGTTGACGCTTGCGGATGCGTTTTTGGAGAGGAAAGCCATTGATGTAGGTGTTTGGTGTGGTCGGCAGGGGTGCCAACGTCTTACACAGTAACACGGGTTGACGGGTGGCGCTACCGTACAAAAACGCCCCAGCAGCGGGAGCTGTGGGGCGCTAGCGAACCAATCTCGTGTGAGACTCTAACATGTCGCAAA